CGAATTTCAAGATGAGAAAATCAACCTTGACAAGATAATGGAGATGATTAAGAATATTTATGCTGAGTATACCAAAGTTCCTGAGGCCAAACTTGATGAAATATTAAAACATGACATTTGGTTTAGTGCTCAAGAGTGCTTAGATTATGGTTTGGTAGATAAGATAGTCTAAAGAAGGGAAGAATGTGTAAATAAAAAAAGCTATGACTGAATACGGTAAGTGGAAAGGAATGGACAATGGAATGCCCTGAGTGTGGTACTCTTATGGACTTAGTAGATACTACTATTTGCCATATAAAAAATAGTAAAGTATTCAAATTTGGTGAAAGAACCGGTGATATATATGAATGCGATAGATGCCAACAATATTATTTTTTTAATTTAAAAACAGAAAAACTTCAACGATGGGTTTATATGTAGTTGCCACTATTTGACCTTTGATTAATACTTAGGATACTTGTCTTTAAGGAGATAATGCGAATTTGATACGGTTATCAAGGAATTCGGATGCATTTTACCCATTATTAAAAGGAAAATAAACTATAAAAATAGAATGTACAGCAACTCTTTGTTTTCATTTGTGGGAATTAGCTCTCATTGGTACAACGCCTTCGGAAGTTTATCGAAAAATTTGTCCAACCAATCATATCAGATATGTTTGGATTCCTCAAACTTTTAGGGACCAGGTTTGGATTTGGTTTGAATTTAATTCAACAAAAGAGAAAGAGATGTTTCTTGAAAACTTGCCCGCCAAATATAAAAACATAGATGGATTTATCGCAACTGATTTTACACAGGCGGACTTGGATTATTGGACTGAAGGGAATCCTGATTATAGTAGGTTGATTTGACATAATTTTAAAAAACAAGTAATATAAAAAAAGATGGAAGGTTTTGTAAGTGATTCTTGAATGCAAAAAAGGACATAAGTGGAATACTTCTTCTGATGCATTTTATTCTCATTTGAAACCGGGCGCCGTGTCCGTTGCCCATTAGATATAATAAGAAGGAAAATCCTCCCGTAACATTATGCGGACTTCCTTTGAAGAAATTCAAGAAAAAGAAGAAGAAAGGCAAGTTCCAACCAAAGAGAAAAATACCAAAACCTTACAATAGAACCAAGTCAAAGTGGAGGGGTGATTATGAAAATCATCATTACCTGTACCGAAATTCAAGAGGCGGAGGATGACCCCTTTGAAGCAAAATCAGAAGAAATCATCCTCAAATCAACAATTCCGTTCACTCGTTTTCGAGAACAATACCAATTTAAGCTTCTTTTTCCTGAATCATTAAAGGGAAGTTGGCAAAAGGAGTTTCGTCATGTTTCCAAGCTGAAACCATATCGGCTTTTGAAAGAGGTTGGTGGTTTTCTTGAGTCGGCTACATCGAGAATTAAAAAATGAATTTAAAGTTGAAAGAAGGAGATTAGAAAAAATGAAAACAGAAAAAGAAGAACCAAAGCATGAATCATTAGTAAAACTTAACCAGATTGTTTCGGAATTAAGAACAATTACAGACATTGCAGAAGTAAAAGATGTCGCAGATAAAGCCAAAGCCTTACAAGTTTATTTCCGACAGACGAATGAAAGCCTTGACATCCAGATACGAGCCGCAGAGGCGTATCTTGTATCTTTAAGACGCATGGGAGAACTGCTTATTGAGATGGCGGAAACAGGTCAGAGAAGAAAAAGAGGCGGAGATACGAGCAAAGTTGAAAAAATAACTTTGCTAACTTTAGAAAAATTAGGGATTTCCAAAGACCTGTCTTTTCAATCTCAACGGATTGCCAACATTCCTGAGAAGTTATTCTACGATAAAATCGATGAAGCAAAAAGAGTTCCGAAGCCCCCATCAAAGACATCGTTATTGTCTCTTGCCGACAAACTGGAAGGGAAAACAAAAAAGAAGAAGAAAAAAGAAAAACCTTCTCCCAAAGAAAAGGAACTAAAACAAGATGTAAAACCGCCCTTCGATGAACATCCGAAAGAAGAACCAGTTCCTGCCACGGAAGACCCCCTCATCCGTCTCCTAACAAATGTTGAATCAAAGGCATTGAACCTTTGTGATGATATTAACGAGATGATAAGCATGTACGAGGGAACTGATGAGGAAGAATTTATAAAAAACGTCCAATCTGATGAACACTTGTCAGAAAATATTTACCCAACGCTCTCTATGTTGTCTGACCTTCTCGAGGAGGCTTTTGAAATATTGCCATACCCAAATAGCTTATGATTAATAGCTATACGGAACTATTTAATTTACAGAGATAAGTAGTATTATTTTTCGGAACTATTTAGTTTACAAAGGTAAGTAAGGTAGTTTATGAAGGAGGTGATAAATCATGAAAGAACAACCTATCAAGACTGAAAAAGTTATAATATGTCCGTATTGTAATGGCGTTATGGATATAACACATTTAAACAGTAATGAGGTTAAATACTGTGGATGGTGCGGAAAACTTTTACCTATTGAGAGGAAGACTCCACATATTCCATCTTCTTCCCAGTAAAAGGGCAAAACGGGTAAGGTTCTGGTAAATCCTTCTTACAATCAAAGCATGTGATTATGAGTTTTGAACCGCATAAATGACAATATTTATTGGAGGAAGGATAAAACATAATACATTTGCGAGGGCAAATAAGGTGCCCCGTGTGAGTTTCTTCCATTTTGTAAATCCTTTCAATAGATTTAAATAATCATTTATTTACAAAAATAGGAAAAGAACGGTGAAAAAGCAACTTAAAACTAAGAATAAAAAAGTTTCAAAAAATCAAAGATTTTACTTGACAAAGGTAATTAAATCTGTTATATTATAGCAAGTTAGTCAAAGAGAGGAGATAAAAAATGAACTTGCTACAGATTTCGGAAATGACTGAGGAAGAAGCGAGGGAGTATTTGGAAAGAATTGTATGGCCAGATGGCACGGTTTGTCCTCATTGCAATTGTATGGATAGGATATATCCTATTAAACCGAATGAAGAGAAAAAAATTCGCCCTGGTCTCTATCAGTGTAATAACTGTAATAATCAATTTACTGTTACAACGAAAACAGTTATGCACGGTTCTCATCTGACTTTGAAGCAATGGATTGTAGCATTTCATCTTATGTGCTCATCCAAAAAAGGAATTTCGGCATCACAATTACAGAGAAATTTGGGACTTGGTTCTTATACAACTGCATGGTATCTTTCACATAGAATTAGAGAGGCAATGAAAGAATTCCCTTTGAAAGGAATGCTCAAAGGCACGGTAGAGGTTGATGAGACTTATATTGGTGGCAAGTCAAAGGAAGGAAAAAGAGGCAGAGGTTCGGAAAGAAAAACTGCTGTTCTTGCATTGATAGAGAGAAATGGAAAAGCAGTTTCCGAACCTGTTGAAAGAGTAAACGCCAAGACTTTGAAATCAACTATCAGGGCATTGGTAGATAAGAATTCCCGCATAATGACTGATGAATGGTCTGCTTATAAAGGCATTGGAAAAGAATTTGATGGGGGTCATCGTATAGTAATACATAGTGAAGGTGTGTATTCTTGCGGTGAAGTATACGTTAATACAGCTGAATCCTACTTTGCTTTGCTAAAACGTGGGATTCATGGTATATTTCATAGTGTATCTAAACAACATCTTTTGAGATATTGTAATGAATTCACTTTTCGATGGAACAATCGTAAAGTTACGGATGGTGAGAGAACAATTTCAGCTATTAAAGGTATTGGGGGAAAAAGACTGAAGTTTAGGGAAACCATAGCTTAACTCAAGAGGGTTTGGACATGGAAAATAAACTCTATTGCGGTGATAATCTTGAGATATTATCCACTTTGAAAAAAGAAAGTATTGGCCTTATATACATTGACCCACCCTTTTTTAGTAACAGAAATTATGAAATAATTTGGGGTGATGAGGCTGAAATAAGGAGTTTTGAAGATAGATGGGAAGGTGGGATAAATGTATATATCGATTGGATGAAACAGAGAGTGATTGAATTACACAGAGTATTGAAACCGACAGGGAGCTTTTATTTACATTGTGATTGGCATGCAGGACATTATTTGAAAGTGATGTGTGATGAAATCTTTGGGTATAATAATTTTAGAAATGAGATTATATGGCATTATTTTATGGGAGGCAAATCAAAAAGATTTTTTTCAAGAAAGCACGATACAATTTTTTTCTATACTAAAAGTAATAAATGGGTTTTTAATTACATGGAGACAGAGAGAAGATTACCTAAAAAGCCAAGCTTAGGTAGCCATAAGAAAATTATTGAAAAAGAGGATGGGTGGTATAGTACAGTAGGAATGGATGATGTATGGGATATTTCGGGCGTATTTAATATGTCAAATGAATATTTAGGTTATAATACGCAAAAACCAGAATCTCTACTTGAAAGGATTATAAAAGCAAGTAGTAATGGAGATGACATTATTTTGGATGCTTTCTGTGGTTGTGGAACGGCTTTGGCAGTAGCTGAAAAGCTTAAAAGAAAATGGGTTGGAATAGATATATCTCCTTCTGCAATAGCCTTAATTAAAAAGCGTCTTTCAATGATTCCTGGATTTGTTACAAATTATGATACTATCGGAATGCCACAAAAAGTGGAGGATTTAAAAGACTTTAAACCTTATGAATTTCAATATTGGGTAATTAATGAAATGCACGGCACACCAAGTCCCCGAAAATCGGGCGATATGGGAATAGATGGTCTTAGTTTTCTGGAACATTGCCCTATTCAAGTGAAGCAGTCTGAATCAATAGGAAGAAATGTCATAGATAACTTTGAAACCGCATTGAGAAGATATTATAGGGATTCACCAAGAGAGAAAAAAGGATATATTGTGGCATTCAGTTTTGGTAGAGGAGCAAAAGAAGAAGTTGCAAGAATCAAAAAGGAAAACATTGACATTCGATTAATACCCGTAGAAGATATATTGAACAAAACTTTTTTATCAAACCCATAACCATATAACTAAAATAGGAATAAATTATGAAAAAGAAAAAAGAACATCTTAAGCCCATATCATTCCATCCCTTTGAACCTGAAGATGTGATAAAGGCATTCATGAAGGTTGACCCGAAAAAAGTAGAAGATAGACTAAGAAAAAAAGGATTAAGCAGGAAGAAATAAGAATTAGAAATAACCCTTTGAAATAAGTACGATTATATTGCCTTTGTAAACTAAATAGTTCCGATATCTTTATGGAATGGTATGAAAACAAATTTGGCGTTTTTAGAAAGACAAAAAAGAATAAATAATACTCAATTCTCCTAAAAAATAATGCAAATTTCCTCATAACAACACCCCCCCTAAATTTACCCCCACAAAAAAATTCACTTGTGTTTCCTAACCCTCCCTATTATTATAAAATAGTATGAAACCTATACCACTAAAAATAATACCCCTAAACAACAAAAAAGAAAAAAAGAAAATGACAAAAGATAATAAAAATTATAAAAACTATACCAAAATAACCGAAAATCCCAAAATAAACGAAAATAATAACTTAATAACCATCCTCCTGTATACCAATAACAATCTTAATAATAATAATACTACCTATGTTATGATAATTGTATCTAATACCCAAACTAAAACAATAGAAAAAATAATACTGTTTTTCATACCTTTTCCTCCTTACAAGATGTTAAAATTTTTGGGAGGCTTATAATGGCGGTAAGAAAGATTAAAGTAAAGGGAAACAAGAAAGAGAATGAGATGCAGAGGGAAGCTTTTCGTTTTTACTGTGCATTAGGTCCGAACAGGACGATTGCCATGGTTGCGAAGCAGTTTGGAAGGGCTGCTATTACTGTTAGTTTATGGTCGCAGAAATTTAAATGGCAGGAGCGTGTTAGGGCTTATGATGCCAGAGAGGGTGAGAAGGCGAGGAAGATAGTATTGAAGGAGCTTCGGAAGCCGAAGGAGGAATTGAGGAGGCTTATTGAGACTCTTATTAACAAGTTTACGAAGCAGGTGAAAGCCAATAAGGTAACGACCAATACGATATCGGATTTGGAGAGGTTGACTAAGTTATATTTGTTGTTGACGGGGGAAGCAACAGAAATAGAGCAGAAGAAGGTTGTGTTTGAGGATGTTGAAGTCAAGAGGGTTGAGAGGAGCAATTTAGAGGTGGTAGAATTTGGTAAGGAAAAGAGGCTTGGGTAATATGTGTATTTTAAAACTTACTGTCAGTAAGTTTGAAAAAGAAGGTTTCCGGAAAAAGCTGTCTTTTTTTTTGAAAGTTAATGGGTAAGGAGTGGTAATAGAGAGCAGAAGTTGTCAATTTCAGCTTTCTATATTAAAACATTATATAATAAACTAATAAACACTGATACAAAAGGATAAAATGGGGTTTTGACTACTGTCTGTCATAAATCATATTTAAGAACATAGAATGTGAATATTAAATCAAATAACTTTGAAAAAAAAAAGGTTTCTCAAGTTTACGGTCGACCACATCAACCGTAAAGACGTATTTCAAAAATAATACTTACTGTTAGTAAGTGTAAAAAAGTTTCAAAAGAACAGTTACTGTTAGTAACTGTAAAAAAGTCAATAGGCATAGAGGTTTAGAGAAACAGCATGTAAATTTACATGAGCAAAGTTGTAAAAATAACTTTGCTAATTTTAGAGGAAATAAGCTTTAGGAAAATAGCATGGAACTAAAACGCAAACAACTTCCGAAGCAAAAAAGTAGATAAAAATAAATACTCATCGTCAATGAGTATTTTAACTTTAGAAGAAATAAGGCTTTAGGAAAACAGCATGGAAACTAAGACAGTTAGAATACAGAGAATCAAACTTTTTTCCGAGTTTTTAAAAACACGAAAACGGTATATGGTATTGTATGGAGGTTCTGGAGCTGGCAAGAGTCATTCGATAGCTCAAAGGATAATACAGCTGTTTTATGAGGAAGATAATAGAAGATTTCTCATCACTCGCAAGACGTTGCCGTCTCTCAAAATATCTGCATACCAACTAATAATAGATTTACTTGATGAATATAGATTTCCTTAGAATTGAATAAGAGTGATTTGACCATTCGTCAGGGTTCAAATGAGATGCTGTTCAAAAGTCTTGACGAAGCTCAGAAGATAAGGTCTTATGAATCTAATTATATTTGGGCAGAAGAACCATCGGAGAGTAGCTATAGGGATTTTACTCACATGAGATTGAGTTTGAAACGAAAGACGGATACGATGAATCAGATGTTTCTCTCATTTAATCCGATTTCCAAATTACACTGGTTGCATAAAGAGTTTGTAGAGTTATTCAACTCCGAAACCACAGCAATAATGCACTCTACATATAAAGACAACCCATTTTTACCAGAAGAAAACATCAGAGACTTGCTTGACCTTGAACAGAAAGATTATACATACTATAGAATTTATACATTAGGAGAATGGGGTGTGCTTGAAAATGTCATTTATAACAATTACGAAATCATAGACATTAACAAGTGGCCTGACAGTTTTGATGAAGTGATATATGGATTGGACTTTGGTTTTAATAGTCCATCGGCATTAATAGAGATTGGGTTTAAAGATGGTGTTCCGTATGAAAGAGAATTAATTTATAAAACAAAGCTTACCAATAAGGATTTGATAAGAGAGATGGATGCGTTGAGAATAGATAAAACTTGTTATATGTTTGCTGATAGTTCTGAACCATCACGAATAGAGGAAATATCGGATGCGGGATACAATATACATCCGTGTAAAAAAGGAAGGGATTCAGTAAAAATGGGCATTGACCACGTGAGGTCAGAGAAATGTTTCATTCTCAATACGAGTGTAAATTTGATTAGAGAAAAACAAGGATACAAGTACAAAGAGGATAAAGATGGAAACGTATTTGATGAGCCTGTGAAATTTAGAGACCATTTGATGGATGCAGAAAGGATGGCTCGGTGGACATATCATGAGGAATTTACTGGTGTGAGCGAGGGTGTGGTGACGTGTTAATTTTTGGGATGTCATGATGATTAAGATTTATGGAAAGAATGCCAAGTGGATTGGCGAGATTACGACACTTAACATAATGGTTGTTGGTTCCACAGAGGAAGAAGCAATTTATAAATTGTGTCATGTGCTGGAGCATTTTTTGATTGAAAGTTATCGTAAAGGCAAACTCAGGGCAATATTAGATGACCAAAGATAAATCAGAAATAAGATTGAAGTTACAAAAGTGTGATTTTTAAAGAAAGATTAAAAAAGGAATGACCATGAATTTGTTTAGGAAAAGCAAAGAAGAACCAAAGGAGCCGTTTTATGGAGGAGGAGTTACAATTTCCAGCGCTCGATTTAAATCTCCGTTAAGTCAGGTTATTGCGAAGGCGGAGGAATCAGTCAAAAAAGGCTCGAAGCAAGTCACTGTGTCTATAAAAAAATGGGTTGATATAGAACAGCTTGCGGCGCATCCGTATAATCCTGATTATTTTTATGAGTTATACGAATCGTGTGAGCCGTTTGCCGCTACGGTTGACCAGATAGCTGTAGACACCGCCGGATTGGGATGGAAACTCACACTCAAAGAGGGTAAAAAGGAAAGTCAGGACGAAAAGAATAAAATAGAGGCGTTTTTGAGGCATCCTGGCGGAGATAGGACGCTGAGAGATATATTAAACACATTGATTCGAGATTGGGGAATAACTGGCAGGGCGGCAATTGAGGTTGTGAGGAACGCTAAAGGAGAGGTTGCTGAAATATATCCTGTAAGACCTGCGACTCTTTGGATTCATAAAGACAGGGAGAAGTATTGTCAGAAGGTTGGATTAGAGAAGGTTTGGTTCAAGCGGTATGGACTTCAAAAGGATTTTTCAGCCGAAACTGGTAAGGAAGGAAAATTCAATGAGAAAGATAGAGCAAATGAGATTATCATGTTTGAAACAAAATTTGGAAAGAATCCTTATTATGGAATACCTAACATCTTACCAGCTTTGCTTGCTGCGGTATGTTTGAGGGAGATAAGAAGTTTTAATTTGTCCTTTTTTGCCAATTATACCGTGCCTGCTATGGCAGTGGTATTGACTGGGAGATGGAAAGAGGGCACAGCAAAAGCCATAACACAATTCCTTGATGAGAAGATAAAAGGCAGTGAAAGTGCTAACAAGACCATTGTTCTTGAAGTGCCAAAGGAAGGAGGTGCCAAGTTTGAGCCTCTTACGAAGTTTGAAAAGGAAGCATCATTTATAAAGTATGAGCAAGGTCTTGAAGATAGCATTTTAATGGTTTATTCAATGCCTCCTTATAGAATTGGTAAACAAGTGGTTGGAAGGCTTGGTGGAACGAACATAAGAGAAGCGACAGAGATTTATAAAAATTCTGTGATTGAACCGTTGCAAGAAAAACTTGAGAACATCATCAACTTTATGATTATTGAGAAAGGTCTTAACTGTGAATGTTATGAATTTAAGTTTAACAATCTTGATACAAGGGATTTGACTGATGAGATAGAGAGAGCGGTGAAAGAGATTGAGCATGGAGTGAAGACACCGAATCAGGTCAGGTCAGAAGTTTATGGATTGGAAGGGTACAGCGGTGGTGACAAGTATTACATAGGTCAGAGCCTCATTGAAGTTGGAGAAGCAGAAGTTACAAAGCAAGATGAAGATGACATGGAATTGATTGATGAGGTGGTGAGGTTGAGGAAGGAGATAGAGAAATCAAAAGGAGATGAAAGTTGAGTAATTTAGTTTGCGTCTTGTTGATACTGATATCGTATATAATTAATGCCTTTTGTGATGCCATAGACCATGCCAAAGGAGCAAGTGAATTAAAGACGCTATGGCATTTGTCTAAAGCTATATCGTATGGAATTTTAATTAGTGTAATTTTATTTCAAATGGATGTGGGGTGGAAGGTTTGGGCTCTCGTATGGTTAGCTCTCTGGATTTATTGGGAGCTTTTTTATAGAATATTTATAAAGCTTGAAGCATATCGTTTGGATGACAAATTTGACATATCACTTTTGAGAAAGATTTGGAGATAT